CTATTTTTTAGGAGTATATGTATATATCTTTCTAGCTGCATTAGGAGAATGTCCGCCTATTACATAATAAACCCCGTCTTCCTGGCTTTTTTCCCCAATATAATCATAAACAATGATAGGAAGTTTATTTTTATCAGCATTTGCCATATCCGCTTTGGATGGTCCTGCCGGCCTTTTCATTCCTTTTATTTCACTGAATGATGTGTGAGTATGAAAAGAAGCAACCACCTTTGCTGTGACAGGCACGCCATTTACAGAAGGGGATTTGTCTCCAAGGCTTATATTCCCTCTTGCTTTTCCGTCATTCTTCACTGCTATACCATATCGTTTCTTACCTATATAATATTGCTTTTTCACCGGATCATAATAAATCCAGAAACCGACCTCTTGCCTCTGATCTTTTGTGGAACGCTTAAGCATATCACTCCAGGCTTCTTCCAAAGCCTTTTTTACAGTTGCATCCTTAATGACTTCTTCAGGTTTAGGCAAAGAGCCTGATTGCTGTGGCGAAGATAACGAAGATGAACCGCCTCCTTGAGGAGAAAAAAAGTCATCAAGTCCGGGAAGGGCTTTCGGAGATTCAGAAGGCATATCCCCAAAAGGCCATTTAAACGGGTCTTCAGAAGATGTAGGACGTCTACCGATTACTGTCACTTCGGGTAACGAAAAACCGGCACCAAAAAGATCGTCTTTAACAAAGGTGTTATTTTCAAGAATTTCCGTATTTGTTTCGCGGTCACGATTAAACAGAGAGCCTGAAGAACGGGTACGAGTCAGTACATCATCCGGAAAATTATGCAAATATCCAACAGGGACTCTCCGGGCACCATCAATAATCCGTAATATTTTTAAATGTTCTTCCAAAAAGGAATCAAAGCCGGAGTATTCCTCAGGAAGTCTTACCATGTACAAATAAACATCATTCGAAGCGCGTGCTATTATTAAATAAGAGCATGTATCAGCTGTTATATCCACTACAGGGACGTAATATGAAACTGTATCGCTCCGCTCCCTTATAATCTGCGCAGCATCCCAGTCCGGATAAGCGTAAAGGTTCCGTAAATCCGGATTAATATTAAAAAATTCATTTAACTGATTACCGGCAACCTGCATTGTCCATTTTTCCTTATCCTGTTTCTCCTGTTGAGGTTCCTGTTCTTCATAACATGAACAGAGAAACAGAAAGGGAAGTATTGTAGCAATAGCATACAATAACCTTTTTATTCTCATATAAAACAAATTATTAATTAATACTACAAATCTTAATACAAGCGCTTGATATTAATAATACAATTCATGTTAAAACCATACTCAAAGCAAAGCGCAAAAAGAAGTTAAAACCCTATGACTCTTTTAATAGACACAAAATAGCGTTAATATAGATTTATTATAAAGACAGACATATTACATCACTTCCCTATTGAGTCCCCCCACCCAATATTACCCTAAAACAATATATGTTTCATTCTTCTTTTTTTGCCGAATACTTTATTTTATAATGCTGATCATCATATTCTGATATTTGGACTATCAAACGACCATCCAAACTTTTCCATCCCCCTTTACCTAATGCTAAATATCGTTCTTTGAAGAAAGTATTTAAATCCTGCTCTGTTACTTTACCTTTATTCACAATTAAATATGAAGTAAAAAGTAAACCTGTCTGTTTATCAAAGAAATAATATTCCCCTACCGGCGATACTTCTCCCCACCTATAATGAAAAACATCTGGATCTACTTGCATATCATATCCATCTCCTTTTTGTTGAAGAAGTTCTTTTTTAGTTAATGTAAAGTTGTACAAAGGCTCTAAAAAATTGGAAGGGCGAGGGATAACATTAACTTTTACCTTTATACTTTTCAGATCACCTTGAACAACAATATTTGTAGAACCAGCACGCATTCCAACAACCTCTCCATCGCGAGACACCCTTGCGATTTTCTCATTTTCAGATTTAAAAGAAACCATCCTTGTACCGTACACATTAATCTTATGAACACTCGGTGGCCAATCCACATCTACCCACAAAGTACTTAAAGTTATTTCATCAACGTCCACAGACATTTCTGGTGGCGTTAATTCATTGTTGCTGATGCAAGAAGTAAATGAAGCAAATATAAATAAAAATAATCCAATCAAAAATGCAATAAATGCTACTGTTGCATAAAATAATTTTCTCATAACTATTTTAATTAGGTTTTATTATTTTAATATAAAGACAGTATAATAAAGGAAACTCCCTATTCTAAAGCCTCAAAATATCATATTTTAACAACTTATTTCTGAAATACGATAATGTTCCTTATTAATAAAAGAATGATTACCATTCCCACAAATTACAACTCACCCCAATCCCAACATAGGGACCCAGTTTATTTCCTGCAATCCCGTATCCGGCCTGCACACCCAACCCGAACCGTTTCCGCTTCACCCGCTCTCTGACAAACACAGTCCTCGTTTTACTGTACACCTCGATACTATCCAGCTTGGCCCGATAGCCTGACACATAAGCCGTATAAAGGCTGCCTTTGTAGGTTTTCTGCGTAATAGGCAAATACAATGTATCCCGAACCGTATCACCCGGTACAGGGACGGGAACAACGAACGGGAACGAATCTACAACGCTTTCATAAACCGGAACGGGCACTGTGTCCCGAACCGTATCAATACGATTTGTAATGATCGTGTCTCTGATTACTCCGCCCGGTGCGTGTTCCACCCTTGCCGGACGGAACACAATAAACAGGATAAGAACTGCAATAACGATATAAGGTAGATATTTCATAGCTTCAGCACTTGTTTTCTGTTTCTACCTTCACGGAATGATACGTGAACCCAACTAAAATCACGTTCGTCTATCAATTGATCGAAAGGCAATTCCAGCCGGATGATCTCGAAGAGTTTCCGGTTTTCCTCCTTACTTCCTACCGTAATATCAGCCGCCTCGCCTACCCGGTGTTGGCTGGATGTTGCCCCGTTAACGCTCCGGTTGAGAATAGCACTTCGATAACCGGAACTTATCCGGATGGGCTTGCCGTACTTCTCCCGAAGCGGATCGAGAACATTCTCAACCAGCTTCGTTAAATTGTGAATAGCTTCGGCCGTTGGATAGTTATCAATTCCACGCGCTACGGCCGTATCGCTGTGGCTTAGTTCTTGGATTGTAAAATACTTCATACTATATGTTAAATTAATACTGTGAACAAAAAGATTTAGCTAAATTTGCGCTTACCTTTTATATTTTCTCCCGTCTGGGAAGATAGGCTTTGTATTTGTTTGCTTGTTTGTGTTGTTTGTGTGCAACCTCCCGTCGTTAAGTGCAATGACGGGAGATTTTATCTTACTCTTTCTTTCCTGAAACATTATCGAACCCTTTCAGCTTGTTTATGATCGCTTTAGGGAAGAAGCCCGGGCAAATCTCTTCTACGTTCTCAATAATACTTAAGGCCTCACGTACCATTAATGCCGTACAAGCGAAATACCGGAACCAGACAAAACTATCGACTACCTGACCGGCGATCGAGAAATTACCCATCACATGCGACAGGACTAATACACAACTGTAAATGAAAAGCTTACGCCCTATCATACCATAAGCTTTACTACTGATGTCTTTGGATAGCCAGTGCTTGACAAAGCCGAGCACCGTATCAACACATACAAGGACAATCAACCATTTGACAAACTCCCAGTCACCAAAGACATAGCGCTCAAAGAGTTCCAGCAAAGGAGAAAGAGGCAAGGCAATCAATGCAATCATCTTCAAATTTTTCATATTCTTGGATATATAAACTTTAATCGTATATTTGCCGCGTTAATATTAAATTACGCACTTCATGCGGTATGTATAAACTTTCGTTCCTCATCCATACCGCATCTTTCCGCCCCATCTGTGAAGACAGGGCGGATTCTTGTTACTTGGATTTAGATGCCGGTTTGGGCTCTAAAGTGGCTTTTACCTCTTTGGTGATCTGGTCAAATACTTCAAAGTGCGCTGCAACATTCTCCGACTCCGGAAGGGACATTTGTTTACTGCCTGATTCTAACAGCAAATACCCGATATACCGCCCGGAGGTTACGGGCTGCTTGCCTGTAGGGGTGTCAATCTCTTCCGTGACCGTTTTAATGATTTCACAATGAAGACGACTGAGATTATCGTTATTGACACTGTAGTTTACATTGTACTGATAATCTCCTGAAACGGCTTTACCGTTTACTTGAACTGTTCTTGATTCTTCTTGAAACATAATTTATTGATTTTGAGAGTTAATAATTACTTTGTCTAATTCATTATAAATAGCGGTTTTCACCACTGCGAGGATCGGAGCCGGATCAACGTAATTTCGAATGATATTTGCACCTTGTTCGTCAACTTCAACTTCACCTTCTTTATATATCCGTTGGGTAAACTCCAATTCACCCAAATCGGGTGTATTACAGTAAATAGCGTTTCCTACTGTTTTAGCTACGTCGAACTCTTTAATTTCTCCGTCAATAGCTGTTTTTACTTTAATTCTTCTAAAATTGATTTTCATATTCTATTTCTTTTGAATTTATTATTGTAATCTGCGCTCACAATGGGCATTTACCAAACATTGCGACCTACAACGAACACACGGAATGGACAATCACGGGGACCCTTGTTTGCGTCAAGCATTAAAACCTCAAAATAAGAGTTGTTTTGTGTCTCTACCTGACCGAATACCCAGCCATACCCCCCTAAGCCTTGTACTAAAACAGCGTACTGCAGATGCTTCAAACTGTGGTATATCCTGTATTTTCCAGTAGCTATTTTCTGTGCACTGGTTAAGGTGCACCCGTTGCCCCATTCATTAGTGACTGTACCCGCTTGATATACATATCCGGTACACAGCATTCCGGGAGCGTTCCACTTTTCACCGCCCCTTTGGGCGAAAATATGACTTCCATACGATTCTATCGAATTTGCAGTGCCTGCGTTAGCCAAACATCTTAGAGCAAAACCGGAACTTCCGTATGATTCAATACTTAGACCACTGTAATTGTCGTTTCGTATGGACATCAATGCAGTGCGTGAAGTTGTAGGGCTGTCCCCCTCTTCGTTAATACGAAGGAATTTATTACCGGACATGTTTAACAGGATCTTAGCCTGCGAATTGCTTGCCGAAACAAGAGAGCCTCCCGATATATTCCAGGCACCGATCTTTGCACCATCAGTTACCGTAAGGTTTCCGGTTGTGATCCTCTGTGCTGAAAATGCCTGTGCCACCACTTCCGCAGCTTCAATCACATTGGCAGACAGTTTGCCGTTTGCGTTGATGGCGACTGTCTGTTGACCTGTGTTATTTTGGAATAGCAGGTTATCGGCTTTCAGAATGATTTTTCGGGACGTGATGTTGATTCCGGTTTCGACTAAGCCGTTTTGAGTGGCGGTGACACGACCGTCTACTATGTCGGCTTTGTTATTGGCTGTGCCTGCTAATGAATTGGCGGAATTTGCCGTTTGTTCTACTACGCTTAATTTTGCGTGGTCTGAACTTAGAGTTAACTCAGCCGCACTTAATCGCCTACCTTGATCGTCCACTTTGTTTGCAGTTAAAGCTATGCTTTCCTGCGTCTGCTTTATTTCGGTATAGTATCCGTATGTGCGGACGGGTTCAGTTCCATCGGTGCGAACGGGGAACGATGTATTATACGAACCGTGATAATCGGTTTGATAAACGTTGATTACGTTTGGGTCAATAGTATCATCTACGGTTACGTCATACATAGAACCGCCCCTAATACCCATTCTACACGTAGACGTTTCAGTTATTTGTCCCAAATCAACAACTATCTTTGCACCCGCAGAAATCCATGCTTTAGTATAGTCAAAGATATTGGTTACTGCTGGCAACGAACCCCAACCCGAACCGGACATCTCAAACGTTAAGTTCATAGAAAAACCGCCATCATGTGTACCGTATGAAGGTTTTCCGTATCCCGCATCAAGAGGTCTACTTATTTCAACCCTTGTTTTGTGGTAAACCGGAATACTTATAACCAACGGGAAAAACTTATTATTGTCCCATCCTCTTAAATCTATTCGCTTTGATATATGCCTATTGGTGGTACTATTAATAACACCAATATCACCAACAACAGACGTGATACTTTTTTCGGTCTGTTCGACGCGTGAAGCAAGTCCGGTAACACGTCCATCAACGGTATTTATCTTTTCAACGGTGGATGTTATCTTACCTTCGACTACACTAATTTGACTATTAGTATATTCCTTAGATTCTATTATTCCATCTTCTGGCGCAGGCTTCCATTCGGTTGCAGTATCACCGATTTCAATCTGAGGATTACATATTTTCATCGTGGTACCATCACCGACTTGTATGTAAAATCCTATACCGATATTTTGTGCGTTAACAATATCATTCGGAACGGTAATAGTATGAACAAATCTACCTGTGCCGGCCTTCAATGAAGTAGAATCGAAGTACTTCCACGCACCGATATAGTAATAGTTTGATGTACCATCCTTTAATACACCTTCTTCCAGCCCTATACGACTATTTCGACCTAAAACAAGGTTGCTATATTCATAATCAAAAGACAAAGTAACTTTCTTTCCCCTTAAATCACGCCAATACTTAGACATGTTTATACGAAGATGATTCTCTACGCCAGTAATACATACACCCGATTTTAAACAGAGATTAGCACCACCTATGACACGCTTATTTAATTCTGTTGTTACGGATAGTTCTATTTTTCCCGGTATGGCTGATAATTCAGTAGCAATATTACTAAACTCCTGTTCGATGCTCTTTCCGTTTCTCAGAATGAAAATACCTTTCAGGAAACAGTTCATCGCATACAGACCGTATCCGGACGGTTGGAGGTCAGCCGGAAAGTCTGTATCCGTCATGCCATCGAGACAACCGAGTATAACCTTTGATTTGCCGGCCAAAGATGTGGAGTTTACCCCGTCCAGTACAGAAATACGCGGTTTACCATCTTCCGAAGCTGTGAGATACAAAATACCCTGTCTGTTCGGATTCGTGAGGTTACCCATCTGAACCAGATCATCACCAACGGCCGGAGTTGTACCATTTGGAAAAACGGATTTAAGTATGAGAATCGAATCATCATTAACCGAGGCAACCGGAACCCAGTAGTATTTAACGTGTCCGGATGTGTAGACCTGACAACGTACCAAGTCATCAGTGACAAACATCATGTCGCCCTCTATACCTAAAACATAGTAAGCCGGATCACCGGATGTTTCCGAAACGGACTTAACACGCCCGTTAGCGGATGAAATCACCAGACCGCCGTTAACCGCACGAACTTTCGAAATGATAAGTTCAAAAATGGTCATGGCCTTACGGACTACGGCATTATCTATTTCAAGGTTCCAATCCCCATTGATAGCCTTGTATAGTTTCATCCCTTCACCCATCAGTCCGGGGATGAATCTTTCTGAACTGATATAGTCCTTGACTATGGTTTGAAACAGGGTTGCGACGTGCTCAACATTCAGATCGTATGTTTTTGCAAGTGCCTGAACGAGTAAATTTAAAGTATGCGTGTCACCTTTAGCCCAAATATCCGCGCCTGTTGAAATATTCCCTTCCGAATGGAGTGTGCCAACACTGGCCGATCCGGTTACTTCCAATGTAGCGGCTTTAACTTTAGTGCGTGCTGTGACACTTCCCACTTCCACATTACCATTTTCGTCAATAGATGCAGTAGTATCACCCACTATCAAGCCTTTTGAGAAAGTTACAGTTTCTTTAGCAGTATCGGGCATATCCTTACGTAAATGGGTAGCAAGTGACTTTGAAGCCGAAAAGACATTTCTATTTGACGGGGGTGTACTATCATTAGTCCCAATGATATATACCCCACTTCCACCACCATTGTAAGTCTGCCCTTTCAATGTAAGACTATCCAACTTTTCTTCCAATTCTCCGATACGTGAATAAGCCGCCGTTTCCCCTACCGTAAATATAGGCGAATCAAACGGATAGTCAAGATTATGTTCAAATCCTATGACACGCGATTGCCGGCCATCTTCGAAATAGGCCTTGTTAATAAGCTTGACCTTCTGACCGGCACTATAAAGATTATGAACACCGTCTTCGCCGTATGCGTCACCAGACATCATTTTGCAGTTATAGGTGGAAGGGTCCATCTTTGATTTGGCAACGTACTTTTCCGTTTCGGTTTTCAGTTCGACTTCGGCAGCAGATACGAGTCCAAGTTGTGTTATCTTTGTTGAGTCCCAGCCAGTCAAGACATAAGTATCCCCGTTTGCGGGGATAAGTACATCACCAGGTAGTTTACGCCCATAATCCTCGTTACGTACTATCTCCCAAACTTGTGCAGCCGGATTCCAACTACCATCTGATAACTTCTCAGGTTCTCCATCAGGATTAAATATAACCCCGAACATCATACCATTAAGCTTCCCAGAGTGGAAGGTTATCTTTAATTCCTCGCCAGCAAGCACATAGGCTTTGGAGAATGTAATGCCAGTATCTTTAAAGCGGTAAGTATCCCATTTCTCCTCAGTTATTGTCCCATCTGCATTTTCTATCTTGTCAGTATACTTATGAATGGCAATATCCGACATTGTACCGGTACGTCGTGGATAGATATCATCAAAAACAATAACCTGCTCAATGGCTTCCTCTGTAACCATATTAGGATAGGCATCAATATAAGGAGTTCCAGCAGGCAGCATCAATCGTCTTTGAACGACACCATTCACAACTACTGATTCATCCACCGGACGATAATTGGAAGGTATGTTCCTTGTAGAGCCAAAAGCATAGATACGGGTTGCATAAGCGGATTGCGAGTCGGTGCGTGTCATTTCCTCTACATTTACACCGATCTCCCAATTAACAGGATCACCGAACTCACAACGCCCGAAGTGAATGATATTCTCTGTTACCCAACACTCACAATCCCATTTTTTTGCCATTTCAAAGCAAGCGTCAAGAATGTTGATGTTGTCGTAAGACATCAACTGAGCTTTATTTTCAACCGTGCTGTCAATGGAAAAAACAAAATCCTGTCCTTTGTATGTGTAACCAAGAGCTTTTAAATTTCTCAGGACTATACCAACTTGAACATCCAGTGGAGCGGTCAGGTTCCAGGACGCTTCCTGTCCGGCTGTCTCTGGGGTGTATTTGAAAATTTTATTTTTCCATTTCCAGTAATAAGCGTCCAAACGAAGTTCGTAATCATAACTTGCCGTTATTGCATTGTAAGCGGGTTTCTGTATGTCACATATCTCGAACACTCCCAAATGTCCATCATCTATGTAATCACCAAGCTTGAAAAAAATCGGTTCATCCAAATTGAACTTCACAGTAACATAGTCTTCCTTCATTAAAAGGAATTTTCGTTTCGAGCCTTCATTTACAATAGTAGAAAAGCGAATACTGCCAGATATGTCTTTGATGTCTACTCTTTCCATAACACATCAAAGGTCGGAGATAAAAAAAAGAAGCCCTAAAAATTCGGGCTTCCTGTTGTGACATCAGAAATAAGGTCACAAATTAAGTTCTATTTGCTGGATTAGGCTCGCATACTTTCATTGCAATTTTTGAGAAAGTCCGATCTAAACTCATAGCGTATGATACTGCATTTTTGTAATACACATGATAAATATCGCTGCCGAGTATCGGTACTTGGATACTAACCAAACCTGAAGACATTTCTTCCATAAACGCCTTGTAATTAGCTATATAATCACTTTGCGTATACCCTTGAATCGTAAATGTAAGGGTCATATCCCTTTCATCTGCTTTTTTATTACTTAAATTGATGTTCTTACCATTTTCCAGACGACTTTTATTCTCAATATAATCCTTTACCGGCGGTGGCATTAAAAGTACATTTAAAAAGTTATCTCCCATGTTCACCCCCCAGATATCAAAGGCATCTTTTCCATTTATTAATAATTCTCCACTCATAGTTATAACGCTTTTTTAATGTTATCATTTATACTGTCTATTTTTTTATTCATTACAGGGGTATTTTTAGCCATTTTAGATACACCTTCTACAACATCATTAAATTTTTCAATCTGATTTGTACGTAGTTCATCAACTATCCCTTTCAGACTTGATACATCAGAAGCCAAAGACTCTATCTTGTCAGTTGGAAAATTAATCGTTATCTGTGGCTGATAGCTACTTGCAAGTATTTCCCTTGTCTGTCCGGCAATATCAGGCACATTAGGCATAGTTAAAAGAGGATAATTCTCACTAGTAAGATCAAGCAATGACATCTTTTCGTTGATCGATGAAAGCAAACCCGTTTGCTCTATTGCTTGATTCTTGATCTCTTCCCCAGTTATCTGTAAAGCAGTAAAACGTCCGTTTAGTTCTTCTCCAGTATCTTGAGACATGGCCTCAAATCCTCTTTTTGTAGAATCCTGAGAGGAAGATTCGGATGTCCAGCCAAGCAACTCTTTCAATTTATCCCGCTCTTTAACCGCGTCGGTAACAATGTCGTTCCATTGCTCCTGCAACTTTTTATAATTTTCCTCAGAAATACCTGTTTTATTATCGTTAGCAGCAGCAAAAGCATCATACCATTTTTGTAGTTCGGCTTTATACTTATTACCAAGCATAGTGGTAAGCATAGCCTTCTGCATATACCTCTCAAAATTATTAGCAAAGTCTTTTGCCGAACTATCCATATCCATCAAGGTATCGACAAAGTTATCAAATACACTATCAAATGAAACTTGGGTAAGCTGTTCTTTTACTTGGTTCTGTATATCCTCTAATTTCTCAGAGCCATTGACAATATCCTGTATGTATTTTACAAAGTCACCGTTTACAGTATTAAGGACAGATACCAGTTTAGGATCGGCAAGCACTTCTTTTAGTTGTTCTGCAGAAAGATTAAGCAATGACTCTGCATTCGTGACAGATTCACCGACAGCACCGGATATCCTGGCCCAATCTTCTTTATTAAGTCTTTTTTCTATTCGTTTGCCTAAAGAACTTGATCCAATACTTGAGCCACTTTGCCTTAATTCATTCAGAAGTTCATAATATCTCTGGGTCTGCTGCTTTATCAGGGTTTCTGCTTCTTTCCCTACTTTATAAGCTTCATCCCCATAGGACATATCAATATACTCTTTCTTCTTATTGATAAGTTCATCCCACACAGAATTAAGAGCTTCATATTGTGACTTCATTTCATTGTATCGGGAATAATCAGCGCCAAACAAACCATCCAAGGCCTTTACAACAGATGAAATACCAGAAACAGCACTCATGGCACCACCTACAATATCACCAGACATTATCTGACCAACTCCCATGGCTGTTTGACCAACTCCACCTAACGCATCAGAAATACCGGCTATTTTATTGCCAAGATCATCGTTACCGAAGATTGTACCGAGGTCCTGACCAAACTGAGATATAGCAGGAGTAAATTGAACAATAGCACTTCCGATCCCTGCAATCCCTCGAGCAATATTTTCCTGACCTCCTTTCGCTATTTCACCTGCCGCTTCTTTTACTTGCTTTTTGAAAAGCGCAAAAGGACTCTTTACTCCCAATTCCTCTTTTAAACGACCAATAGCATTTCTTAGTGCCTCTGTTTGCTCGGTTGAAAGTTCCAGATTTTGAAGAGTATTGTCACTTATCCCCAGACCTAAAATATCCTTCTTTGAAACTGTCTTTCCACCGATTTGAGCATTTCCCTGTTCATCCTTAATGGCAGCGAGGTATTGCATCAATAATTCGGCTTTTTCAATGATGCCCTGAATCTCGTTCACACTCTTTTGGGAAGCATCAACAAAGAGCTGTCCCATTAAAGTCGTACTATTCTTCACGGAGTTGTCAAAATCATCAAGCACATTAGCTTTCTCTTTCATCAAGATAGCTGCATCGCCTGCCGTTCCGGCCTCCTTTATGGCCTTATCATATTTTTCAATAATGGCCTGCCTTTTCTGTTGATAGTTGCCAAACTTGATAAGATATTCGTTCCAAGACGCCTCTTGTTCGCGTATTTTATCATCAAGTTGCTTTTTGGACGTATTTTCTATAATGGTATCCCAGATAGAGCTAATCTTTCCTGTATCCACCTTAGAAGAATCAAAAGTCTTTTTCTGGTAATTATTATTTTCTTTAGCCTTCAACTCTTCCTGAGCATCAAAAATCTCTTTCTCAGCTTGAATTACAGCCTGGATCATATCTTCTTTTTGTCTTTCCAGTGATTGGATCTCTTTCCGGTTATCCAATTCCCTCTGCATACGCTTCTTCTCAGCTCCTTCAGTCATGGCATCGATCTCAGACTGTGAAATTTCCATTTCCATATCTTCAGCCTGCCTTTTACGCTGGATTGCCTGTTTGCGTTCTATTTCAGAGATCTTATCATTCTGGGAACGAATGCCTTCTTGCTGTTTGCGAAGTTTTTCGGTTTCTTTCTTTGCTTGGTTTTCTTGCTTGGTTAACGAACTACCGGTAATACCACCTAAATCTTTGTATTTTTTTTCAGCAGTTTCCTTACGTTTTTTAGCCTCCTCATATTGTTTTGAAGTAAACTTGGATTTGTCCTTTTCTATTTCGGAAAGTTTCTTTTTGGCATCCTCCCAATCTTTCTTGGCTTTATCATAGTCTTCTTTATAGGTCGTTTTGTTCTTTTCAGAATCAATTCGAGTTTGTTTGGCAGACTTCGCAGTATCTATAAGTGTTTTTATGTCTTTCACATTATAGATTGCTTCATCAGACAGAGTTCCTTTCACATCAATAGGCAAACGGAGTTTGAGGGTTCCATTATCACCCTTGCCTTTGATTCTCCTTTCAAGCTCGGATATGTATCGGTCAAACTCGTTTACATCAACATTGTTCAAGTTGGATATAAACTGTTCTGAAATATTTTTGCCTTTATCTTGCAATATAACATCACGCATAGCACGCAATTCTTTCAGCTTCTTCACATACCCATCTATACCTTGTTGACCGGAAAGAGATTTCAGTAAATTTTCGTAATATTTGATTTCTGATTCAATGTTGGAAAGTTCTTTGGCTTGTTTTTCTCCGGCGCGTTTCGCATCTTCCTCTGCAATCTGCCGCTTCAATTTAAGTATATCGGCAAGTTTGATGGTTTCAATGTCGTATTGGGCAAATATCTTTGGGTATTCTTTTCTCAACTCCGCTAAACTCTGACCTCTCTGCAAATCGGATAAGGCTATGTCACGGGAACTCTGTACGAGGGAATCAATCTTCTGCTTGTGTTCTTCCTCTTGTTTTTTAGCTTCTTCTTGCCGCTCGTTAAACCTTCTCTGCACCTTTTCCGCTTCGGTTGCCGAATCGTGGAAAGCCCACATTGCAGCACCAAGCCCAATAACGGCGGTAGCCAACAAAACATAAGGATTAGTAAGCATAACTGCATTTAAAGCCAATTGTGCTTTTCGTGCCAACACACGAGCATTAGTAAGAGCTACTTCAGCTATCGTATGTTTACTTGTCGCTATGGTAGCCAACATCACAGCAGTTCTATACGCTCCATAAGTAGCAACTAACCCAACCAATACCTTCCCCACCGTTTCATAGTTTTCAATCAGTGAAGTGGTCATCTGAATACCCTTCATTATGACACCTTCTGACTTCTGTCCCATTTCATTAAAAGCGGCATCCATCGCATCTTGCATCATAGATAACTGTCCTTTAATAGTCTTGGAAGCATTCTCGGACATCTGATAGAACTTTCCACCGGCAGAAGTAGCATCAATGAATGCCTGTTGTACCATTTCTGCGGAAACAGCACCTTTGGACATTTCATCTTTCAAGGTAGCTATGGACTTACCTGTTTTTTCTGACATGATTTGCAACGGATTGAATCCGGCATTGATCATCTGATTAAGATCCTGTCCCATCAGTTTACCGGCAGCGGACATTTGGGAAAAAGCTAATGTTAGAGAATTGAACCTTTGGGCATCTCCCATAGAAACATCACCAATAGCCTGCAAATAACGCGGTACTTTCTCTGCCTCAATATTAAAACCAAGCATCATTTGTGTAGCTTTCGTTACATCAGAAAACTCTAATGGAGAGATTTTAGCGTACTCACGTACCTGCTTCATTAAAGCATCTGTTTTCTCCTTACTGCCCAATAGAGTCTGAATAGCAGTATCAGCTGCCTGAAATTCACCGCGTACACGAATCATTTCAGAGCCTAACGCTTTGAGTGCGCTAACACCACCGATAACCGCCAATGCTTTCTTCCATGAGATAGCAATACCCTCGTTGGTTGCTACAACTTCTTTCCCGTCATTATTGTAAAGTTCGTATTCGTCACGGAGCTTTTTAACCGACAACCGGGCATTGGCTTGCTCTTGGGTTAGATTGAAAAGTACACTCTTTTGTTCCCTAAGTTTTTCACTTGTGGATTTTATCTTAGCTTCCAAAGAAGATGTATCTCCATCTTGTTTTAATGCTTCACGATACTTGTCTTTAAGACTGGATAATTCATTCTTTAACTGCTGGATGGTTCCACGCTGGAGTGTAATCTTCTCTGACAATCCGTTTACGACTTGGGAAGCATCAAAGATTTTCTTCTTGAAGTCACCTTCCATGACAGCACCGGCTTTGGCAGCTTCACTCACCAGCTCATCCATCCGTTGAGTGGAAGCGGATAATTGAGTATTGAGAGCCTTGAAAGCAGCAGGGGATTGAGTTGAATCCATAGTTTTCAACTCGTTCTTTAGTTTTGCAATTTCCTCACGGAGTTTGATAACTTTATCAAAATCTGCACCAATACGAAAGTAAAGCTTAGCCATTTTATTCTGAATTTTAATTATTTACCACTCAAAATTACGGCATATCCAAACCTTATTAGAATTTTCTTTCATCAAATTCGTGACAACAGACGAAAGGTTTGATATTTCCTGTTCTAATTGATGAATTTACTATATATACAAGGTTTTATAGATCTTTTTCATCAACAAAAACACAATCAGCCTATTGTTGGAAAATAATTGTGAAGGTAGAGATAGACAGTCTATTTACTATTTCAGAGATTACAAAAGTACGACATTGGAGGAATTGTCGTGAAATAATTGGGGATAGCAAAAATTTTAGATAGTTTTGTAAAATATTTAATTAGGAGTTATGGCCATGAATACTATTTTTAACATTTCAATTATTATATTAGGTATAATCCAAATAATAATGATTATTAAATTCTTTGAGATTGCTGACGATATAAAAAATATCAGACGGGGTTTTGATAAATTAATTAGAGAAAAGCAGGTAAACACAGAAGATACTGTACCTATACTGGAGGATACAAAAGAAAAAACATCACATGCAAAAGATCTTAGAGACCCGTCTAAATTTACTTGGCAATCGTGGGTTATGATAATTATTATTGTTATTATTACAATATGTTACTTCGCACTATCTTAACGATAACAGCACCCTCGATACCACAACCCATAAAAAACAGCGCCTACTTCGGTAGGTGCTGTTTCTGATACTAATTTAAAAGCAAGTCATAATACCAACATAAAGGTACAAATTCCAACCCAACTATATAAATGCGCACGCCAACTTAATGGCGTGCGCATTTATTTTAAGCCGCATCTTTACCCAAGAACTTTTCCACAAAGTAAATCTGCCCTTTACCTGTCACTTTGGTAGTGGTAGTTACCAATACAGAACCGTCCGGCTTGGTGATTGAGGTCTGTTTCAACTCAAACAATCCCAATTCCATAGCTTTTTGCGTTGGTTGATTGTAATACTGTCCTTTCTGACAGAGATAACCATTTTCACGCATCCAAGTAAACAAGCGGTTCTGACCGATATTAACCCCATTTTGCTGCAATATCTTCGCCAGTTCGGCAACCAAACATGAGCGTTGAGAAGTTGAAACAGCGTCAGCAAAAAGAACTTTGGGCGCATCTTTCTGAATCTTCTGTTCTGCTTCGATACGTTTTTGCTTTTCTTCTTTCAGATTGGTCGCAAGTTGAATGAGAAAATCCGGTGAGGTGAGAGCCTTTTCAAGCGTTTCGTTCGTCATGTATGCACCATACTTACGAATGGATGGCAGTACTTCATCGCATACCCAATCTTGAAATTTTTCAGCATCAGGCAAATTACTTCTCATTATCAAACGATATACATCTTTTTCTGGAATATATACCATATTAATACCTCCAGCACTATTTTCGTGTGGGTGATATACCTTTTTGCCTGATTTACAATGCCTTTGAATGGCATCTGCTGTATCTATATATCCAAGTGCATTAGCTACATCCTTTGCGCAAAACAAAGGTTCATCACTCTCATTCATCGCAATTCTCACTTTTCCGAACTGCTCATTTTGGAAAATCTGAATATTATTCATACTTTTACACAGTTTTAAAAATTAGACCCCACCAAAGGCAAGCTCCTCACTTCTTACCAATGGCGGGGTTTATACTTTTCAGCCGTGAGGATAGCTGCGTTATTTCTGTTTGCGAATTTACCACTAACCGATTGCGTGACCTAAAAAGTGTCGTGCATAGTCACGACAACCAATCCATTGTCGTAAATTCATTGCAAACTTATCTTATAATCGTGTAAGAGAAGAATTTTCATCCACTTGGCTTGTGACATCAGAGCTATTGTCACAAAATAATTGGCGGTTCTCTAATTCTATGCTGTTTCATACTCATTTCTTTAATACTTCATCAATCATATTACGAAGTTCTTTCAACTCTTCCTCGGTCAAGCCGTACACATTACCCAATGCAGAAGGTTTCTCTATTTTAAGAGCGTATTTTACCCCCCCCTATTGCTTTTATATTGGTATGATACCGATACTAAATCGTTTACTCATTTCTTGTTACTTTTAAGTTTATTACTATGTTCCCAATCTCTGATTTGGTAACTCGGTTTGGTGGTGGTCTGATATTAAGGTTCATAATCATTTCGTTAAAGTTTCAACCCTGCCACTCATTGTTGTGCCGATAATATACGCCACATCATTGGCACAGTTATTCAATCTGCCTACCGTTTCATCCATACAGTCCCATTACCCGGCATCCCTCAGTTCTTTTTCATCCATTGCCGATTGTACGATATTACGAGCTTGATTGATAAGACACATCGCTTTCAGTAATTCAGAGTGAACAGCTTTGTTCTTTATCTCTTCAATGTTTATTTCTGGTATCATAATCGTTATATTTTATGTGTTAGTATTCTATTTTATCTTATGTGATAATTTTACAATGCAAATATATCACATAAAGCAAATATAAACCAAATAAAAGAATAGTTATTTTTATCCCAAATGATATTTTTAACAATTAATCATATCATATATAGCAATTATTGGATTTTATATGTATATTTGCATCATCATAATTAATATATCATATATGAAATATAGAATTAAGGAGCTTTGCAAGGAAAAAGGCATTACATTGGAGTCTTTAGCCTTAGGAATTGGAACATCTCAAGCAAGTATTAGCCGAATCATTACGGGTAATGGAAATCCTACAATGGACAGTTTAGAAAGAATAGCTAAATTTCTCAATGTTGAAGTACCTGAATTATTCGTCAATGACGGTGTGATGGGATTTATTAAAGCTAAAGGACAATTATTTGAAATAAATTCAATATCGGATATTGAAACTACATTAGAGACAATAAAACTATTGTAACTGTTTGCCCCATTTTCGGTACTAAATTCAAACTAAAGTAAAAAGAGGACTAAAAGCGGATGAATTTGAGTACAAAGGAGTAGTTTACACGATAAAATCACGTTCTGACTTGGAAAATTTACTAAAAATAGTTGGTTAGTTAAAAATAGTATATACTTTTGCAACTTGTTTAATATTAAAAATACACGATTATGAAGAAAATTTTATTCTTAGTGATTGCCTTATGTTGTTATACTTCTATTAATGCTCAAGTAATGAGGGCAGAAGAGTTAGAAGAATATGCCAAAGAGAGATATGGAGATAAGTGGACTGAAGCAGCAGCAACGTTAGGTTCTCAACTTGCTCTTGACAAGAACAATTCTCTGACTTATACCCAAATAATAGAATGCGGAGAATCGAATAAAGAGCAGTTATATGTAACATTGAACTATTGGTTTACTGCTACATTCAATGACGCAAATTCCGTTATAAAATTAAATGATAAGGACACAGGAGTTATAATAGCCGAAGGATACGTATCGGATATTGCCGGTCATGTAGGGGGAATGAACGCTTATAATATTAGTATTCGTCCAATTATAAAAGTGGATATAAAAGATAAAAAAATACGCATTACTTACACAGTACAATATTATGATGTAATAAAGTCTTCAGGTGGTGGTATTATGGGAGCAATAGGAGGAACCATACCTGTAAATGGAAATGAGAAATGGGCCCTTGAGAGTTGCTATCCTTTTGTTGAAAAGGATCAGCATAAAGCTAAGAAAACATCATCAAAAGCACTTGTTATGACACATGCTTACTCTAATGTCATAATGGACAAAATTGAAGAAGCTGTAAAAAATGGAATTGTCGGAAATGAAAACGATAATTGGTAATTTGCAATAACATATAAGGTTTCGCCCCGTTCCTTCTGATTCGGGGCTTTTTTTATTGTTCACATAACTAAGTGCCGGTCCAATCTCAACTCTCAGAAAGCGTATAAATAGGATATGTCCCTTCACATGATTTTATAGCCGGTTCACATAAGAAACGCGCCGGTACTTCTTGTGTGAACCTTCCTCTTATTAGTTCTGTTTTATATGATAATAGATGTGATTTAGCTGATAGTCATGTTGATATTGGTTAAAAAGCTCGTTTTGAAAGTGCTATCATGAGTAAGCCACCGGAAGAGATACAAAAGTATGGAAAAAGGATTAGTAAAACGACATTGCAATCTTTGTTTACCATTATTTCGACATTGATAGTCACATTTGTTTTTGTACTACAATTACTAAAGCTAACATAATAAAAGCCGGATTTCTCCGGCTTTTTCTTTACCTATCTCTTTTTTCTACGATTTGCCAATTCCTTACCACTGATTTTCCTTACCTTCTGCCCGCTGACAGTATGAAGTTTGTCCCTCTGCATCATTAGCAAGTTTCTATAAGGGATAACCTCAAACACTTCTGTATAACTCAGATGAAGCGTGTCAATCAAATGGGCTATCTGCCCGAAGAACGTTGTGTTTCCTACTGTTTCGGTCTTGCTGCCAGCATCGACACGTTCTTCATCGAGCTGACACACTGAAAAGCCGATATATCCATCATGGAGAAGCACACCTCCAAAGCGTCTTTAACTTCTTCAAAAGTCCCGTTCTCTAAAGCCTTTACCAAATCCTCATTACCACAGATGAAACAAGAAATACCTTTCAGCATATCTCCGGTAGCTTCCGGCAGTTCCTTGATAGCTTCCATGATATTATTACCATCCATGCCTATCTTTGAGAAATGGCTTATCGCCCGGCAGATAACCTTGATAGTAGGCGGTTTGATAGTGTAAATCATTCCTCCTATCTCTACATTTTTAAAATCTATCCCTAAAAGGGCATCAGACACTATTTTAGCTGCTTGATTCATATTTTTAAATTAAAAGGCGGCGAGCAACCACCCACCGCCATCCGAAAACAATCTATTACCAAAATCTCTCTTATGCAGATGGAACTACCTCAGATTCATCGAACCATTTCTCAGAAGCCAAACCATCCACACCGGTGGAAAGGGGAACGGCTGAAACAGCCAATCCGATAGCCTTGTCGGTATTAGAACCACGAGCATTGATAGCCGCTTTCGGGAACACCACATAGACACCATCTTTCGTTTTACCAATGACGCACTTATGGATAGTCTTATGCTTTCCTCTTTCCCAATTCTTTTCTGTGGCTTTACCACCTTGCAAATCTTCTTTAGTCTTGTAGTCATACTCACCAATAGTAAAGTTGATTTTCACTTCACCCGGTTCGGATGTTTCACGGTAATATTCGCCAGTTAAAGCATTTTTGTAACGAGTGACACTTGCTTCCGCTTCCTCGTACTGGAATGTATCACCATGTACATTTTGGACCTTTTTCGTTGCTGCATTTTTCAAGATTGCGGCAACCTCCGCACCCGACAATCCGGTAGCAGGAGTTGTAACCGTTTTAATAGGGTCTGCATAATACAGTTCGTCTATTTCTACTGCTGTTATCATATTATTTCACATTTAACACGTTAAACAAAATTCTCACATTTACATAATGACACTTCAAAGCTGTGTCCGCTTCTGTACCGATTGATTCGATAGAATATCGATAGGTTGTGCCGTCATAGGTGCTTACTACATCATCAAACCGTTTCATGGCTTCTCTTTCGAGTTCATTCAAACGGATGGTGTTGGCTCCATTCTCGCTTAAATCAGGAACACAAAGATTCACTTCCGCAAAAGACTTTCTCCAATAAGTCCCCGGCTGTTGTTTCTTCGCATGGATAACGATTCTTTCGGACTTCAATTCACCCGTCAGAGTTTCCCCGTTGGGTACTGTGTCTATTCCGAAAGCCTTGCAGTCCCGGTAGAGGATGTTTCCTATGTCGGTGGTTACTATCATTCAGATTCTTCTTTTAATCGTTTCTCCGCAAATAAAGCGGCACTACTTAAAACATCAAATCCCTTAGATTCCACGAATGAAGCGTATTCCGCTTCGTTTTTCAGCGTCAAACCGTCTTTATCGACATCGTAATCATTGGACGTTCTCAAAGTGAGTGTGTGGTCTTGATAATCGCCATGTTCCTCCGCGTACTTCACGGCTTCATCGCCTACATCAATCATTTTCTTCTCAACTTCCCATTCTCCTTCATCGAAAAAATCTTCTACATCGGAGAAATCTGCATCTACTCCAACCATATCACTCTATAAGAAAAACAATTTGTTTCTAAAGGGCTTTTCGCCACGCCTACGCCTCTTATGCTTCCATCGGGATTTAAACAACGAACTTCTGTACCAGCTTCAACTTTTGACGGTTTATTAAAGACAACCTTATACTTGAAGTCATATAAAACTCCATTGATAGACACTTTCTTTTCCGCACTCACATCATCACAACGGCATTTACATACGTCCTGCCAGCTTTCACCACCTGTTCCGAGGATGGGTCTACCGAACTCATCCTTATCCATCGGGGTGATAACTTTTACCTGCAATATGTGGGGAGCGAATATCATAAGAAGGTACATTTAGGTTTGTCCGTCAGTTCGTCTTTCAATCCGTACTGTTTACACAGAAGCGAATAGTAGTCCTTAATACCTTGAATGTTCCAAGACATAGAGAAACCGCTTTCACTGATTGAAGTGGCACGAAGTAAAAGAGAGGGGATGAACTTTGCAATTGCCACCGACACAAGACCGTAGCAATCCTCGTTCATCTCTTCCTCTCCGCTTATCTTCGAGGCAAGACACATATCCAAAAGGTCAGCCTCCGACAATTGAATGCCGAAGGTCTGGAACTTCTGTTGTATGTAGCCGTTTACCGTCATCTTAATATGGTGTAATCAATCTACTATATACAGTGTAACTATAATGCGTACAATACTTCGATTTATAGATGTACCGGAACGGACACTTAGGAACCGAAATCTGCTTCCCCTGTGTAGCCACATTCATCGTCATTACACTTTGTACAACCGAACTATTCGTTATCAGCATCACAGGCTGCGAATCGGTCAGTACAAAGCAATTCAACGGAGCAGCTTCAAAAGTGACATACTGAATATCCGGCAGACCAACATCCACCGCAGATAACTCTGATTTGGACGGAATAGGTTCACTAATACTTGATGCCTGTACACCCAACGAGACCAAAGACATCATCAAAAAGCCACACATGGCAAAAATAAAATTCTTCATTTCTTTACTGATTTATAAAATTAGACAATAGGGTGCGACCCTCACACCCTTACTATTTACGCGTTCATCGTTGAAAGGTCAATGTTCACAATCTTGTTAGGAGCGATAAACTCAGGAATCCACTCAGCGGTGTATTCCATGTATCGACCTTCTTCGTCACGATAGTTGCAAACCGACATCTGACCTTCAGCAGTATTGTAAGAACGTCCCGGAACAGGGTCCGTCATTACATACGGCTTATGGTGACGCATCTTCATCACCTTGTCCGTCTGCAACAGGGTGATACGGTTGTCGGCGTAAATCTGCACGTTCTCGCCCGCCTGATTCTCTACGTAGTCCTCTTTGATCTCAATTGCAGGAAGCCCGATTCCAGTAAATACGCTGGATGCCATCTGGTCAGTCACCAACCCTGCATTAACCATGAACTCACGCTCACCAAGAATCATCTTGAATTTATCACCGAACTCAGAAGCCCCTACAATGTTCTTCATAAACGTACCACGAGACATAATCATTTTGGAGAATACACCGTATTTGGCTTTCAATTTCTGAATCTCCTGCTGCAAGTAAGAGATAAATACATTCTTTGCTGAAGCGTCAGGAGTAAGGAAGTGGAACGGTAGCTCGATGTCCAACAATTCGATGTTTTCCTTATTATCGGCCAAATGAACCTGCGCCTTACCAGTCATCAACAATTCAGGAACGATAATATCCATACGCTTGTGCGGAGCAAGCAGAATCTGACGGTAATCATCAACAATAAAATCAATGATTTCCTGCAAGATTGTACGTTGATCAGCTGTATTGGCTGCATTGAACTTGTCAATGATATCCTGTAACTGTGACAGGCGCTCAATATCCATTTGATAACGGTCGCCCAAGTAAGCAATTTCAGTATAACCACTTCCAAGGCTACGTCTTTCACGAATAGGCTTCTGATCATTCTTACCCAGAATGGAACCGGCAACAACACCCGTTACTGTCCCAAGATAAGTCTTGAAAACACGGGTTTTGGTTTCCAAGAAATCTCCGTATTGCTTCCAGTAGATTGTGTCCAGTCTCAACTGGAGGACACGGTCAATAATCGCCTGAACGATATTGGGATCTGTAAATAAAGTTTGTATGGTCAAATTCATATCTAAACTTTTAATGATTAATACTCAAACTGGAAACGGCTTGTCAATCCCACCTTATCCATCTCATGGATCGGAAGAACCAACTTGCTTTCCTTTACCTCATAGGCTTGCATCAAGAGAGTGCAGAGAACCGCTCCATCGCTCTCAACTTTCTTCGCATCATAAAGAACGAAGTTTGCAGTGTTCTTCTTCACTGTTCCACCTACTGCGGTAGCTTCGAAAAGAACCGTATCCTTAGCGATATTTTCTCCGAAAGCCGCTTTGATGGTTAATACATCATAATCCTTGGTTGACTTGTCGATAGATGCTACCTCTACGCCTTTCTTTCCGCTTCCGATGAACATACCCCGATAAGCCAAAGAATCTTTTGCCACCTTGATGGTGAGATTAGAGTCTCCTGTGGTATAAGCTTCAACCACTTTCACATTGCGGACGGGAACGAGTGTCCGTTTCTTCAAGTCCGCTTGTACAGGTGTGAATACAGGAAGAACAGAGCCTACTACAAGGTTGGTAATATCCAACTTCCACGGTCCGCTCTTTCTGACACCCGTCTCAACACGGTAGAACTCTTCCGGTTTGTATTCCGGGGTCAAGTTATACTTAGTACCTGCTGCCATAAATTTTACTTTTTAGATTCAACAATAGTTTTTGTTCCTTCCGAAATCATATTCGCAATAGATTCAGCTTCCTTCTCCATCTTTGTTTCCGCTGATTCAGGAGGAGTCACACCACTAAAGCCGATATTGGCAAGTTCCTGTTTAGCGTCCTTGAAATAAATGTCTAAGTCTGCATCATCAGGAATCGCATAACGCTTTGCGAATGTTTCGGGAATACCATACTCCTTTGCCTTTGCCATAATCTGCTCCTGCCGGGTAGCCTGTGACTTCTCAGCCTTAAACTGAGCGAGTTCATCGGAAAGAGGCTTAACAGCAGCGCTTACCGCATTTGCAATGATGGTCGCCATGTCATCTTTCTTATCTTCCGGCTTTGGATTTGAGTTAGGATTGGGATTAGGATTCTCGATTTTATTTTTCAATTCGTCCAATTGTTTTTGCAGACCCGATTTTTCGTTTCTAACAGTATCAATGTCTCCTTGAAAAGCTTTTAAAAGTCCTTCGACCCCACTAATAGCAGTTTCTATTTGACTTTCTTCAGTAACGGTTTTAGATAAGTAGTCAGCCACCCCGTCAAATGCTTTATCACCAAACCCAAAGGTTTTATACTTCGTTTTTAGTGCTACTAAGATTTTTCCTTTCATACCGTATGAATTATTAAATTTGAAATTCAATTTGCGGAAGTAAAAATACCACCAATACAGATGATTAGTAAATATTTAAGCTTCCTATTCGTGACATCAAAGCGATTGTCACAAATACGGTATAAAAGTAGGATGTATAAGGATGAAAGGAAAATAATTGGGTAGTATAGAATTCACCAAGAAGAGATTGTGAAGAAATCAATTTAAAATTCTATTTTTGCTGTAAAATAAAGCAAAAACATGGATTATAGAAATAAAGGATTCTGCATTTTTTGTGGCAAAGATGCAACTCAAACAACATTTAAAGAGAAGCCACATACTATGCCTAAAAGTTTAGGTAGCATAAGTATTGGTGTTGATATTTGCGATGAATGCAATCACTATTTCGGCCAACCAGATAATTTAGTATTTCCTAAACTTTGTATAGAAGTTTGTGTCAAAGAGATATTTAGCTTAATGAAAACTCTACTTAATAGGGAGGATAACCCGCAAAGATTAAAATCAATATATTTTGAGTATTGGAAAGCAAAAAGGAAAATAGTTCTGAAATCACATTTTAAGTTTAATGATAGATTTCTAATAACATTTGCAAGACAATTCAAGAGAGGAATATATGAAATGTTCCTTCAAGAGTATCATAAAATAACAGGTAACGGATTAGATAATCGATTTAATCAAATTAGAAAATTTGCACGCTATAATATCGGAGATATCCCTTTATACTATCTAGTAAATAATGGAATTATTCTTGTAGAAGATACTTCACATCCCAAGTTCCCTTTTTCTGAATCTCAATTTCATGATATAAATACTTACGGCTTTTATACATTTTTTTATGTGGGCAATGGTTCTTTCTAGAAGTAACCCCCAGAGCAGAACTTTCTCGTGAAGTTTTTCTAAGTAAGCAATATAAACAATTTAAAGTAGGAGGTGCGGTCTATTCTGATTTAATAGAAATAATTAGAATTACAGATATAGATTTTAGTTTAAGACGCTTATTGGGAAGAACAACATAAAAAGACGTGAAACCGAGTGGAGTCACGCCTTTTTATGCTAGTAGTCTTTAAATCTTAGCCCAATTATCTCTATTCTCTATAAAATTAGAAAACCCTTTTTTATATGCAATAAAATTATTATTAATTGAGTTGAACCAACTTTCATCCTCATTTTTTTTATACAATCTTCTTATGAAGTAATCTATTTTCGTATATTCTGAAGAACCTTCAAACCTTTCAACGAATCCTATATATGCAAGCCGAACTTTATTAAAGTCTACATTAGTTTGAATTATAGAATTAATATGTGGATCAGAAAACGAATACCC